GTGACTTCTTCGGTCACGACGGGGAAAACAATGTGTCGCTGCTCATCGATTCTCATCTCAATCCTTTGTTGAGCCTTATAAGGTGCTGCGGCAACCGGTAAGGTGCCGGCTTTCGGGTCGCGTCCCTAGCCGCAGCAAAGAAAAAAGCCACCCGGAGGTGGCTTTGCGATCCTGTGTTACGCGTACTGCCATCGGTATCCGTAGGCTGATTTAAGCTTTCCAGCGCACGCCAGGCTGATGGATGGAAGCCCCGCTTTTACGGAACCATTGGCTTTCAACCATTTAACAGCATCACTCATCAGATCAAATTTCTCACCCGTTTCCAGGCACACCACAGATCGAGATTTGTGATTATTCAATCCTCTCGGCCTACCTTGAACCGGACTCGGATCAGGGTCTCCGGAATATTTCCACTGATACCCATACCCGGTTTTTTCGTTACCCAAGCAGACTGAGGAAATCAACCTATGGGACGCCTTCGGGAAACCATGCTCCCTCAACCACGCTGCCGCTTTGCTGACCGTATCAAACTGCATGCCGGTTTGGATGCATACCACAGATTTTGCGGCATAATGATTCGATCCGCGCGGGATACTTCTGATTGTCGGCGCGTCCTCTGGCTTGGATTCATCGCCGATTCGCCCCCATCGAAGTCCGTACGCCGTTCTCAGGCGCCCGGATATTGCTGCACTGATGGTCGAATTATCAGCCTTCGGGTACCCGTTTTGGCGCAACCACTGGACTGCATCCAGCCCATTTATGAACGTCATGCCATTCGTGATGCACAAGACGGGCAATGATCCCGGATGGTCTACTCCCGTGATCCCGCGCATTGGCGCTTTCGCACATAAAGACACGTTGTAGAGTTTTTCTCGTTTCCCCGAACTCACGAAGGCGTCGAATTGTTCTTGCTCTCGGATGCTCAGCTGATCGATCGGGATGATTGCGATCTTTGAGAAGATGAAGGAATCTTCTCCGTACTTATCCCATGCTTTCTGCAACGGCTTGCATCGATGATTGCCCTTTCGCAGGCTAGTAATATGCTTTTGCCACCTGATCTTGAAGCTCTGAGCTTGCCCGATGTATTGCCTGCCGCTAGGCGACGTGATGCTATAAATTCCGCAATCGAAATTCATTTTTACCCTGACTAGGAGTAGACCGTTGGAGGGCACGGAAAGCTGGCGGTCAAACCAGCCTTGTCGGGAGCTACCCTATCCGTGCTCTGACATTATATGTCAGGTAAAGGACCACAAGGAACTGTTGATATTAAATGTTCCCCTGATGGTCAATCTCACGACGGGATCTGTCCCATCGTAGGCGCCGGGTTCCAACGAACGCAGAGCGGAGTCATTCAAAGTGATTGACGGAAACGCGGACGTGTCGCTATAAATTGTCACGTCCCCGAGAATCGTCGTGTTTTGCGCCTGCGCTAGCCAACTAGCCGCTAGCGTTTGGGAACGCAAAAGGCTCACGGTGATGGACGCCATTACATACGGTTCGGGAGAGTTCACGACACCCGTTGCCGTCTCAATCTGCTGGTTCCAGTCGCCCTCGAATTCAATGCGGCAGAACGATTTCCCCATCAGCTGAGGCGTGATGTTCAGAGTCGGTGTAGCTGCAATGACAACATGGCATCGGACGCGGTTTAACGGGCCCGCAACGAGAAAAGGATTCGACATTTTCTATTTCTCCCTTACCCGACGAACTGAACAGCTTCGAGGTTAAACGTGAGCGTGAGGAAGCCATTCTGGCCAACCACGACTGCCGAGAAGCCGTTGTAAATACCGTTGTTGTAGTCGCTGGGATTCTGTTGTGAATACGTAGCGAATGGAACTGCCGACACCACCGCACTCAGTGCACAGCCGAACTTCACAGCATTATTTGCGACGTTCTGCGCAATTGCCAGAAGGGTGTTAATACCTTGCTGGTCATAAAGCAGGGGAGGATTGCTGTTCGAACCGTTGATCACCGCGTTGGCAAGAGCCTGCTTGACCTGAATCCGGAACCAGTCGATCCCATACCACCAGGACGACTGCTCGCCATCCATCGTCGTGCCCTTGAACAGGGTTGCCGTGGAAACACCGCCCTCTGCGCCCGTCAGAATCAGGTTGCCGAAATTGGTAAGCACCGTGTTGATGCTAGTCTGGTTGCCATTCTGCGACCAAGGTGTCACGCCGAACTGATAGCGGAACGCCATCGGAGCCAGAGGATTAGCCGAACCCGGATTGTTCTGCAGCCAGTCATAGAACGATGCGGCAGCCTGATGCTCAGTCGTTGCTTGTGTCGGACTCGGCACAAGTGCAAACACAGCCTTGTTCGCCGAGTACGTTGGCAGATTCGCGACCGTCGTCGTGATGAAGAAGTACGTCTGGCCGCTCGGGCTTTCGTAGTTCGCCGTCATCGTATTCAATGCGGCGGCCGAGGAAGAATCCCACGAGGCCGGCACAAGATACGCGTAAAACACCTGCGGGTTGCTGTTGTTCGTGATGAACGTCTGCAGGGCCGTGATAGCGGTCGCTGCGGTCGTGGCTGGGCCAAGTTCGAGAACGTAGACGCCAACCGTCTGGCCTTGCGCAAAGAACGTCGTTGCCGAGTTATTGACAAACGCCGAATAGGGCGGAGTGTACGTGCCAGGTACCGTTTCCGTGCCCGGATTCGGGGTGAGCGCAAACGTAAAGGTATTCGCGCCAGTCACGGTCGCGGCATACGTGCCGTTATAGGTTGCGGGCGTAGCGCCAGCAATCGTGGTCGTGAACGTTTGGCCTGTGGTAAGGCTGATCGCAGCGGACGTCGTAACCGTGACCGTGCCGCTCGACCATACCATGCCAGAAATTGTGAGCGGGGCCGCCAGAATGGTCTGAACCTGCGCGAGATTACCGTTGTATTGGTATGTCCCCGCCGTCAGCGTAGTGCCCCCGCACGATACGATTGCGCCGCTCTGCTGAATCTGATTGACGGTCGGCGCACGAACCACAGTCGTGTTGACTGTGACGATCGTCGGTGTGATGGTGGTTGCCATTTAGGCGGGCTCCGGAAATTAGTTGTAGCTGACGGCGACGACGCTGCCAGTACCCGCTGTGACGACAATGCCCGACAGGCACGGGAAGTCGAGAACAACGATGGTTCCGAGCGCCATTACGGCGGGGCTTTGGTAGACGATATTGGCCGTTGCCGCTCCGGCAACAGTTGCCGAGTCATAAACGGTGATCGCGCCAGTGGAGGCGGTATTGACGGTCAACTGCATTACGCGGCCAGGAGAACCCTTGACGAGCGTGGCGCCAGCAGCAGCGGCAATATTCAGCTTCGTGCTGATACCTTGAGCTTTTGATTCAGAAACGAACAATGGGCCTTGCGGCATTTGAGACTCCTGATATGTTGGAACAGCCGCTTAGCAATACGAGACCGCTACCACGCCCGTCGAAATCGGCGTGACAACCAGTCCATTCGTATAGGGAATATCGAGCGTCACAACGGAACCGATCGCGAGCGTTGCCGAGCTCGTGTAGATCAGATTTGCCGCGCCAGCCCCCGCTACGGTGGCGGAGTCATAGGCTGAGAAGCCCACTGCAGCACCATTATTGACAACCTGCATAATCCGGCCCGGACCGGCTTCGATGAGCGTGGCCGCGGAAATATTGAGTACAGACTTCGTCCCCTGCGTGGGACTGGTGACAATCGAGAATGGTGCCTGGGGCATTCGAGACTCCAAATTAAAAACCCCGCTCGCGGCGGGGTGAGATGACTAGTCGGGATGCCCGCTAGGTTGTGATAGAAGAGAAACCTGCTTCCAGAATCAAGCGACGAGCAACCGCATCCGCCGTCGACTGAAAATACCAGGCAATGATGTCGATCGTTTTCTTCATGGCGATTACGCCAAGCTCGGTCTGCGTGCGCTTGTGGTCTTTAATCGCAGGCGAATTCCCGAAACCGAAGTTATCCGTATTCAGCGAGTAATCGATCAGAGATGCATAGAACTGGATCGCCTGCTGATTAGTGAACCCGTACAGCGTGAGACGCACCGAATCTTTCGCCAGCTGCGTACTGGGTAAATCGTGAAGCGGCGCCGGTGAACCAGACTCAGTTGTTCCCGGCCAAACATAGATCGGAAACGATGGGACTTCCGTCAAATCTGGCTCAATGTGGGCCGTGACGTATGGCGGCACGACGTTTGCCGGCACAAGATATGACGCATAGACAGGCGCGAAACTGTTCTGACTAAGCCAGATTGGCAGGCTGTTCGATACGATCGGGCCAGTCGGCAGATCATTCGCGTCGTTGATCAACTGCGAGGCGAGGGCAGGATAGACCGCGTCACCTACATAGTGATACAGGTTCGCCTGCTGGTAGAAGGATCCTCGAGACCGGAACGAGAACTGGATCCCCTCGAATTCTCCGATGAACAGATCATTCGGCGCCGCCTGGTTGAACGCATCTATCTGGCTCAGGGCCGTGAAGATAACCCGATTGATGTCAATCGTTTCGTCTTCGTTTTGCTGCTGGTCAGTCGCGAAGTGCAGCGAACCTTGTACTGTGGTCGTCATCCCCGTGTTCACATAGAACACATATCCATCTGCAGGCAAAGTGCTCTTGACGTACTGCGTGAACTGTATTGTCTGTTGCTGCGACAGCGTATTGACGCCTGCCGCCAGCGTATCCGCCAGTTGCGATTGCGAATTCAGGCTTTCGGCAATGGACGGCATTTATGAAATCCACGCGAGAAAGCTTTGTTGATAAAGACCCGTGTCGACAAAAGAAACTCGTCGTGGGTTTGCCTTGGCATACGGGTGCTTCAGACGATGATTGACGCCATCCAGTGCGGCCTGCGTCGGCACGCCTTCAATTCCTAGATGCTCAATCGATGCAGTCGCCAGAAAGTTCTTGAACATCGCAGTGATGGCGGACTCCGCAGACTTGAACGGATTCGGGGCAGGCGTGCCGCCCATCATCAGCGTCTCAAGCGAGCCGGCGATGGACTGTTCAAGCTCTTTCGCGATGTCGGGAAGATGCGCGAATGCAAACGCATCCATCACGCCGTACTTGTCTTCGAGAATTTCCGCGACATCACCGGTAGTCTGCATGCCGCTTGCTGTCTTAGCCTTGACGGGCTTGTTTGCCTTACCCTTCTTGGCGTGCGATACCCTTTCTGCGCCTGCGTAGTTCGCATAAGGCATATCGATCACGCCAAGATGCAACGTGATGTGCGAGGGCGCATTCCTAGCAAATACCTTAGGCGCCGAATAGCTGCCGCCGCCATCGGCCTGTGGTGTTGCGTAGTCTCTGGCGGCTGCCATATATCACCTCAGGAAATTCCCCAAACAAACCCGAGCGACTGTTGCATTCCAAGCCATTGCCTTCCGAACGGATCTTTCAAAGCCTGCAACTGATCGATCGTTAGTCCCTTCAGGAAATCCGGCGCAAGCAGCGATTCAGAAGTTGCCTGATCAGCCGACGATTGGATCGTGCCGCCGACAAATCCTGTCAGATTCCACTGTGACCGCAGGTTCTGGAAGAACGTGCCGCCCGGCACATCAGGGCACCAGTTGATCAGGAACGACGTCGCCAACAGATATACCGCAAAGCAGTAATAGTCCTGACCGATCGCATATAGGATCAGCAGAGTCTTCTCTTCTGCGTAACTAAGCGCCCATGGAATGTATGCGCTATTCGCAGGCAATGCAGAAGTAGGAATGCCCGCTATGGTCTGCAGGAATGTCGTCAGATCCGTGACGTTTGGCGTCGTCTGTGTTTGCCACGGAGCGAGCGCGCCCATGCCGGGCAATGGAGGAAAGCAGGGCGTGCTCATAAGACCTCTTAGTTACGACGGGGACGTCCGCGGCCTCGTTTCGGGGCCTCATCATCACCCACGGTGATGACCTCATGAACCTGGGTATCGACACCCTTCTGTTCGACTTCTTCGATCTCCATCTCAAAGTTTTTCACTTTGTTGTCAGATTCCTGAGCGGCGCGTTTGACGAGATCATCCGTTGCCGCAGCCGCCTCTTTGCGGCGAGTCAGCGCATCTTCATAAAGTATGTCGTCGTTGCGTTCGAACATCGAGAAGAGACGATCATGTGTAATCGGCTTGTCGAACTGATAGCACTGGCCGATGAATTCCTTGCTTCGGTCAATTTCCGAGACGGCGACAAGGCCATACATCTTGTGCTGGTCGACGATACGCTGATGGTCAGTCTGCGTCCCCTGGGGGTAGATGCTTTTTTGCCCGCCAGGCGGAATCTTGTCGACGATCGGCTTATGTGTGTTCTCGACCCAGTAATGCAGTTCGAAGGTTTTCTTTGTTGCGTTGACGACGTAGAGAGGCATATTAATTCCCTGTTAAGTGATCCCTGTAAGAGAAGCCTGCGGAAGCATGACAGGGGACACGCTTGTCGGTTGCGCAACCTATCCGCAGGACTAACCGTTAGAACCCAGCCGAGATGATCGTCAGGGTTTCCGGGCGAACGGCCCAGCCAGACGTGCTGCGCAGTTCAGACGTGACGTCGACTGCTCCGGCCGGCAAAGGTGCGATGATCTCGCGCGGCGCGGCCATGTCGACCATCTGGAGACTGCAAGCCTGCAGACCCGGCGTGAGATCAGCGAATACGTTCGTATTGATCTTGTTCGCTTTCGGCTTCTTGACTTCCGGCATCGAGATCAGGATCACGTCTGTACCGCCTGCGCCCTTACCTTTGAGGGTGTCGTCGCACGCCCACGTGATTTCGTCTTCGTTCCACGCGAGAACGTCGTCGATCACACCGCGGGTCGACTTCGAACCGGCGCCTTCACGCTGAAACTGCGTCAACTGGACGATGCCTTGATAGCTGATCGCCTCGAGAACTTCCTGCGTGGTCGTCACTGCGAAGCGCGCCGGCGTACCGATCTGCATCGTGCGAACCTTGATCTGGCCGATCTGCTGAAGCAGGAAGAAGGCCAGAGCGCCATTGTCGTACGTCGAGATGGTCGTATTGCCGTTCGGGTCAGCCGGCAGGTTCAATGCCGTTGCGCCGTTCGTGTTCATCAGACCTTCGCCGTTCAGCGGATTTGCGCCATAGAGCAGCAGATTCCGCTGTTGCTGGAAGATGCCCTGACGCATTGCCAGACGGTGAGCTTCGGGAGCCGAAGCGCCCACGCGGCCAAGAGCTGCAGTGTCGTGATGGTCATACTCAGCGCGCGTGCGGAGCATGTAGGTCGGCGTGCTGAATTCGTTGTAAACAACGGTACAGCTCGGCAACTGGTTCGGCGCGAACTGGCTGGTCACCACTTCCGTGCGCACGTCCAAACGCTTGCCATAGACTGCGAGATCGCCTTCGCCCAGACGCACGAGCGGATCGCCCGTTGCAATCAGGTCGAAAGCTCCCGATGCCTGCTGATACTGCAGGAGAAGTTCGGGCATCAGGAAGTGCGGACTGACCCGAATCTGTGCCGGTACAATATTGGCCATGTTATTTCGTCCTTAGATCTGGATGAGGGCCGTGTAACCTTGACGATTCCAGGTTGCCGCGCCGGTGAGGGAGTTGTACGAGACGGTCATGCTGTTGCCGGCGTTGACGTCGAGGATCTTGACAGCCAGTGCACCCGTGCCGTAGTTCAGGAGGATCGTGCCCGTCAGCGCACCAGTAGCGATCGCGCCAGAAGCAGCGGTGATCTGGATGCTGAAGTGCTGGTTGTCGGTGAACGACGTCACAACCTGGTTGCCGTTCACGAGAGCTGCGCCCGTGCCAGTCACGCCGCTGATGTTGATCGCGTCGCCTACTGCAGCAACCGGCGAAGCCGCTGCCATCACGATTGCGATCGTGTAGACGCCGCTCGCGAACGACGAAGTTGCCGACGTAACCGAGTACGTTGCGGTCGATGCGTCAAACGGCTGAAGAACCTGGTTGTTGAAGTCCCACGACACTTGCTGCGTGATCAGGCCGCCATCGAGCGAAACGAGTGACGGGTCCATCGCAACGGCGATGCGCGCGTTCGAGCCTGTACGGAAGAATGCAACCGACGCGCCAACGTTGGCAGCCATCGGGACAGGGCTCGACGGCGAGCCAACCATGCTGTATGCCTGATTGAACACCGTGAAGCCGGTGATGTTCGTAACGGCTGTCGCCAGAGCGATCGTGCCACCTTGCGTGCGGTCGTAACCCGAAGCCGGAGCGACGCTTTCCGAGATGGCCATGCCACCCCAGAACGGCGAAGTGGCAGCCGACGAGACAGTGCCGGTAGCGAGTTGATAGCGGATAGCCGGGTCGTCCATGAATACACCCTGGACATAGCCCGCACTTGCTACGGAAAACGAACCAGCAGCGTTCGTCGTCACGTACGGATTAAAGGGAACCTGATTAATGGCCATATTTGCCTTCCAGAAATGGAAAAGGCCCGCTCAGTGGCGGACCTCATGTTTGATGACGAAGAGTCTTAGTGACCCTTGGGCTGAATGATCTTGCTCTTCATGCGCGGGGGGCGGAATTCATCCATCCACGACGGGCGTCGACCGTAGAAGTTCACGACCTTGTGGCCCGTGCCGGTGTCGCGCGAAACTTCGCGGAGGTCATCCGTTTCGGCGCTGACCGGATGGATTGCGGCTTCCATCGCATCGGCGTAGATCTTCGGCTCGACGATATCGAACATGTTGGCAGCCATGCCAGCAATATCCAGGCCGCCCCATTCGGCGCTGTGCGATTTCACGCCAGCCGCCAGGCGCTTGCGGTAGGCCAGCAGGTCTTCGCCATTCAAGGGGCGCGGAGCTTGCTTGCCAAAGGCCGAATAGATGCCGTCGGCTTTTGCCTGCGCATCAGCCATTGCTGCGTATTCGCTGTCATTCAACGGCTTCGGCGTGAGCTTGGCGGTCTGAACGAGCATGCTTTCAAGCTGAGCAACGCGCTCCAGAAGGGCGCCTTCGCGCTTGGCGGCATCAGCCTTCGCTTCTTCTTCCTTCGCCTCAGCCTTGATCTCGGCAGCTTTCGCTTCCTTCTCTTTGGCTTCTTCTTCCGAATCAGCCTTCTTGTCGCCAACCGACATTTCTTCGGCAGGCATCGCATCGGCCTTCTTTGCTTCGCACATTGAGTCAACG